CCTAACAGCCAAAGCACTGATTAGTGGTTCTATAGTTGTAGCAGAGACAGGGTCAGAGACAGCAGCCCTAACAGCCAAAGCACTGATTAATGGTTCTATAGTTGTAGCAGAGTCTGAGTCAGATACAGCAGTCCTAACAGCCAAAGCACTGATTAGTGGTTCTATAGTTGTAGCAGAGACTGAGTCAGATACAGCAGTCCTAACAGCCAAAGCACCGGTTAGTGGTTCTATAGTTGTAGCAGAGACTGAATCAGATACAGCAGCACTAACAGCCAAAGCACTGGTTAGTGGTTCTATAGTTGTAGCAGAGACTGAGTCAGACACAACAGCCCTAATAGCCAAAGCACTAATCTCGGCTTCAGTAGTTGCTACAGAAACTCCGGACATATCTTCTATACCAGGCAAGATACTAGTCAAAGGCTCAGTGTTCTCTGTAGAGCCTGGACAAGATAGCTTTGCTGTTTCTGGGCAAGCCCGTATTAGCTATGGAAGTTTAGCTGCTACAGAAAGTCAAGACACTGCATCTCTATCGGCTAAATCTTTAGTTAAGGGCACATTAGCAGTATCTGAAACTGACTTTGACCAAGTTCAAGTTACAGCTAAAAACATAGTAAAAGGTAGTATAGTTGCTGTAGAGCCTACGGCAGATTCTGGTACTATTGCTGCTAAAGCGATTATTACAGTACAAGTAGTCGCCTCAGAAAATGCTGATACTGTTTTGTGCTCTGGCAAAATAGCAGTCACGGGTAACTATGCTGCTAGCGAAAGATCAGATACAGCTCAATTAGTAGCAAGACTATTGATTCAGGCCTCTTTATCCTCTAGCGAAACTGGCTTTGACACATCTGTTGCTTTTGCTAAAACAATAGTAAAAGGCCTGTTAATATCTTCGGAAAGCGGAGAGGATTCGGCTCTAATAGCCGCTCAAGCCATACTAAAAGCGCAGTCTGTCGTGGCCGTACCACTTCTTGGTAATTCCCAAGCCGTGGTTAAAATTGCCGGCAACAGCCCTAGTTATACATTTGAAGTAACTGGAGCGGCAGAAGCTATACGAATTGCGCTTTCACTGAGAGGCGGAGAAACATTTGTACAGAGTGTTGATAGCAGTATATTTATCGCAGACCCTGTATACGATTCTATATTTGTCGCAAACTCACTATCCAATCCTATATTTATTACCTGTAAAGACAGCGATAGTATTATAGTTATCGCAGACCATATATCCGATTCTGTACTTGTCGGAGATTCCCTATCCAATCCTATATTTATTACCTCTAAGGACAGTGAGATCACTGTCTCTGAGTAGAAGGAGAAGCAAATGCTAGAATTTGCAGCAAGCGGTATCTTGGGATCCGTCTTTGGCGGACTGTTCCGGCTGGCCCCAGAAGTCCTAAAGTTTTGGGATCGCAAAGATGATCGCAAACACGAACTGGCAATGTATGGCTTACAAATCGATTTAGAGAAGACCAAAGGTCAGGTCAAGATCGAGGAAAAGTACATTGACTACGGCATTACACAAACTCAGGCGATACAGAGTGCATTTGAGGGTCAAGCAAAAGAAGCCGCTGCAAGCTACCGCTGGGTGGCTGCACTGAGTGCTTTAGTACGCCCAATGATAACCTACATACTGTTTGGTATATATGTGGCTTTTAAGATCACTATCATTGTACACGCTGTCAACAGTGGCGCCAATTGGATCGACATAGCCCGTAACCACTGGACTGCAGACGACTTTGCAATGTTAAATATGATTTTAACATTCTGGTTCTTGGGTCGGTCTATTGAAAAGCGCGGTAACTCATGAATTTAGAAGCCATCAAACTATGTACAGACGTTCTATTACACCCGTTTGAGGGCTACCACAAAAAGCTTTCAAACGGCGACTGTGAGAGCTATCCCGACCCCGCGAGCCCACTGGGCCGGGGGGTCGTTTCAAGGGCTCAAGCAGCGACCATGACACCAGATGAACTACTAAAAGCAGGACACCCCTGGACTATAGGCTGGGGTACGACTGGACCAGACATTGTGCCTGGTTTGACTTGGACCCGGCAACAAGCGGACGAACGTTTTGAAACCATGCTCAGCAAGTTTGTTGCAGGTGCTCTCGGCCTTAGTCCCGACTTGATAAATGAACCGCCCAGAAGGTTGGCGGCAATCATTAGTTTTTGTTATAACTGTGGTCTAGGCAACTACAGGATCAGCACTCTACGCAAAAGAGTCAACCAAGGTGACTGGCAGGGTGCATACGAAGAAATACAAAAGTGGAATAAAGCTCAAGGTATTGTGTTAAATGGATTAACACGTCGCCGCTTAGCAGAGGGCAGATTTCTTCTCTAAGCACATCAACAACCAACCTTCAAAATCTATGGCAAATAACAGTGGCAAGAAAGCTCGCAGAGCAATGGGTCAAGTTCCTGGTAATTGTTTCTTAACTGAAACAGAATTCAGGGAAGTAAAACCACTAAATTATATACAAGAAACGTATTTAAATGCTATAAAAACAAACGAAATAGTCTTTGGTATTGGCAGCGCAGGCACAGGCAAGACCTATGTAGCAGCCAGCTATGCTGCAAGCGAGTTATTCCACCGACGAGTAGACAAAATCATTCTAACTCGACCAAACGTAGAAACCGGTCGTGGTTTAGGGTTCTTACCAGGTACCCTAGAAGAAAAGTACGAGCCCTATTTGGACCCATTTGATCAAGTATTCAGCCGGTCGCTGGGTAAAGGCTTTTATGAGTATGCTTTAAAGAGTAAAGCTATTGAGCCACGTCCGTTGGGATTTATGAGAGGTGCTACCTTTGATAATGCCATCGTGTTAGTGGATGAGGCTCAGAATGCCACTAAAACAGAGTTCAAAATGTTGTTGAGTCGTATAGGTCGCAATACCAAAATGATTATCAGCGGCGATCATGAACAGAGTGATATTGGCAATGACAGTGGATTAACAGACGCGGTTACCCGACTAGAAGGTATACAAGGTATTGAGGTTGTGCGCTTCTTGGACAGCGATATTGTCAGAAGCAAGATGTGTAAAGCTATAATCATGGCGTATAAAAACTAGAATTAGTCGCAGCGGATTTATGTTTAGTAACCAGATAAATAAATATGAATCTGGCAAATTATTTACAGATTATTAATGAGGTAGCCGAATATGGATATCGTAGAATTGGCCAAAACTTTAAAAGACAACTGGGGGCTTTTAGTCACAGTATTTGCATTAGGCAGTGCATGGTATCAGGGCAAGGTGTGGTTTAACAAGTTTAATGACACCTTGGACTCTACCTCTGAACAAATAGCTGAATTAAAGAAGTCACTACAAGAATTAACAGAAAAAGTAGAAGCTTTACACATAAATGTTGGAGACACACAAGAAGACGTTAAAAAGATTCTTTCTGTTCAACACTTTCAAGAAGTAAAGCTGGCAATTTTGGCTGGCAAAAAAGAGCAATAAAAAAGCCCCTCAACTTTTAGGTTGAGGGGCTTTTTCTTTATTCAGCAGGTTGTTTTGGCATCTGCTCTTGTGCTTGCTCTTGCAGTTTGCGAGTCAGCGGATTGGCTACCTTGGCAGGTAGTTCCTGAATTCCTGCTAGGATCATATTAGCTTCTTGTTCTGTTACTGTAAATGTAAATTCCATGTTTTAACCTTATTTAATTGGACAAGCGCCTGTCGCGCAACCATCTTCCACAATCTCATCAAAACTGTTGGCTGAGTTGATATCAACCTGCAACAGGTTTTGAGTGTACTCGTGGTACGTTTGTTCGTCTACTACTTCTTGTGGTAGGTAGAGATAACCCAAGTCTTTAGCTGTTTTTGTAGGATCACTACGGAATAGAAAACTTACTCCTACATAGCAGTCCCAGTTGTTCAACAACCAGTGCTTAATGTCTTCAACTTCGCTGGGATCATAACTGATTGTTACCGACGTATTCTGCTGAGTCCAGCTGGTCTGAATCAGCTTGTAACGTTCAAGTTGGTCGATAGCACTCTCTATATTGACCTCCTTACCGTCAACTTTGTCAAACGGTACATCGTCCCACTTGACGGGGAATGTTACTAGGACACCGCTAGGGTCCGTTGGATGGTTAATCACCTTGTAGTTAGCTGCACGTAGCTTGTCTACGACTGGATCAAACTTGGAGAACTGTACGTTGTTGAAAATGTACTTACCAAGAGGCTTGTGTACGCCCTCTGTGGTATCCATGATTTTGCTCAATGTTCCACTAGGCTTGATACATGTAATGTTCTTTGGACGTGGTAAACCCAATTCATCCGCCATTCCTACAGCTGCCGCTGTTGCTGTTCTCTTAAGGTACTCATAATCATATCCTGTCATGTCAGGACGCTTTACAATACCTGTTAAGCCAACGCCGCACAATCGTAGAAAGTAGTTGTTCAAGTGCCAGCTTTCTTGTAGGATACCATCCTTCAAGTTTACGCAAGTCTGACGATAGTTGGCACGGGCTGCAAGACGAATAGCTTCGTGCATTCCTGCGTTGTTCCCCTTGAACTTGCCAATGTCGGTTTCTGTCAAATTACAGAAGCTCTTGTTGCCTAATAGAATTTCTACACAGGGGTTGCAACCAGCAAACCAAGGAGCACGACGAGTAGCCTCAACTGCATTAATAAATCCAGGCTCACTACCACCAGCGTCCAACATCAGGTCAAAGATTTGACTGATTTCTTCCCATGTAGGCTTCTTCCTGAAAACCAGACTGTTATTGCTCTGTTGGCGCTGACTGTTTCCATGCAGCCACCAGTCTTTCTTGGCTAATGCAAATTCTTTCCACTCAGGCTGGTCATACTCGAAAAGTGCAATCTCAGCACTTCGTCGGCTAGACAGAATAGTCCCAAGCCAATTAACAATGTCGAGAATATCCATCCTAGTAAGAAGGCTATCGGCACGACCATTAAGAATCCGAGCAATAGCAGTATAAGCCACACTAATTGCTTCATCGCCTGAACTAATCCAGCCATATCCCTTTAACCTCTCTCCTGCGGGTCGCAACTGACTAAAATCAAGCACAAGAGTGTCAGCAGGATACTTACCTGCCAATAGTTTTCCAATACTCTTTGCCCAAGCCTCGGCACTGTCGCCAACACGGATAGTCCATGTTTTAGTGTCTGGATCCCAGAATTCTGCATTGTTTTCACTGCCACCTTTTTCAGTACGAACACTACGTACAGTCTTAATGTTCTTGATGGGCTTGGAGAAGCCATTTAGGGTACCTACAACTGGCTTGAATCCCACGCCGCAACCTTGCAACAACAACCAGAGTACGTCTACTACGTCATACACTGTTTCTACGCAGGTAAAGCTGCAATTGAACTGTGATGCTTCACGAGTCTTGGCAACATCTGTGCCACCCAGCCACAATGACCTGCCACTCATTAGAACCTTGCGATCTAACATCAACTGTTCTAGATCGTAGAGTTCTGCGTATTCCTGGTCGTTTAGTTCATCGCCCTTTGCTCGTTCCCACAGCCATGCTTGATGATCGATAACTCGGCCAACTGTCTCCTGCCAGGTTTCAAAGTTCAATCCAGTGTCGTCGGTGGGACGGTTATAGGTCCTTCGG